AGTAGCCGTCCGTGCCGAACATGGTCCGATCATCCCACCCGTTTGCAACGGGTTCCGGGTACAGGTACGGGTCACTGGCCGCGCATCGGGCCACTGTGCAGTTCGGAGAGCACGGGTCGGGTGTGTATCCGTAGTTCTGGCAGTCGGGTGAACCGCTGAGTTCACGCTTCATCGTTCAGTCCTCTTTCGTGTCGTCTTCGGCAGCAAGCATGAACGTGTACCCGCTCTTGTGCTGCACAAGTGTCGCCGTGTTCTCGCGCCAATGCTTCACGGCATACGACGCGAATTCCTGCGCCTCACGCTTGGTAGCGACGCCGTTGTCATACAAGAGGTACGACACGCGCACGCCGATCTCGCGCGCCTGCGCAGGTTCGGCCGCTCGTTTGCTCTGTCCGGTGGGGGTGCCCCAACACAGTACATAACCCTTCATCGTTTAGTCCTCATTCTCTGTGTCGTCAACGGGCACCAGGCGATACCCGAGGTTTGAAGCCTGCGCTTCGAGCATGACCAGGCGTTGCTTCCGCTTGTCGGCGCTGGTCTTGCCTGCCCACCTTGCAGCGGCAGCTGTTCGTGCGCGTTCGACGCGTTGTTCCTTGTTCATAGGCCGATCTTCCAATCCTCGGCCGGTGAAGACCAGGTGTCGTCGTCGCGCTTGATCTCGACGGATTCCCAGACTTCCGTTTCTTCGACATCCATGGCGTAGAACTTTTCCAGGTCACGGGTGATCTGGTTCCACGAGGACCGATCCATGCGAACGGTGATCTTCTCTTCGCTCATTGCGTCACCTCCTTAGCAAGCATCCTATCACACGTTCCGGTCCCGCACTCCCGACGCCCAAGCGGACTCGAAAGACTGCCGCTGAGCCGCCTCACTGTCGTTCGCGCCAATGGAGAACATGGTGGTCCGAACTTGTCTCCAAGCCTCATCCCTGCTCATGACGCCGGTCTTCCCGAGGAGGTACGACGCCAGGTTCAGCGCCTTGTTGCGGGTGCCGGGAGCCGCTTCCCCCATGCGGTCAAGGATGCGGTTCGCTTCGCGCTCAGCGGCGTTGCTGCCTGGTTCATACTGCGGCTCGTTGGCGTACTGCTCGGCGGGCGGCTTGCGCGTGAGCTTCACCAGCCACTCGGGAGCGGGGGTGATAACGGTACTCCGAATGCCGCCCCTGGGAACGATTTGGTAGCCGCCGCAGCCGGGAGCTTTCACGAGTCCTCCGATGCCCTTCACATCCAGGTTTGGTGCCAGGTGACCGGACGAGTCGCTGCGCACGCCGCCTTCGGCGTCCGCTGTCTCGTCCCACCGGAAATACAGGTGAGCCCCACCTGAGGGAGTGGCTACGGTCATGGTTCGGGTGAACTCTTCGACGCCAGCGCCGTTCGCCTTCGCGAGGTCGTGGAACACCTCGAATCCGTTGATCCCGTGCTTGGTATCAATGTCCAAGATCCACACGCCCGAGCCAGGGCCGGTGGCGATGCCGACCGGGCAGCCGGTGAACTCGCCGCCTGCCCACCACGCCCGGATCGTCGCCACGTCGGCCGTGGCCCTGGTCTTCCACCCCTCGATGGCAGGCCGCTTGGTTCCGGGAACCAGCGGGAACACACGGAATCCGAGCTGCGAGCAGGCGTACGCCACCGCTCCCGCGCTGGGAGCTTGGCCGCCTGCTGCGGTGTCTTCGAAGCGAGTGCTTGCCATCCTTCATCCTCTCATCGTTGGTCTTCGTTGTTCTAGTCTACGCCTCATGCTACTCTTGCGGTAGTCGGGGAACCCCGTTGACGATTGTGAAGATCGAAAGATGATGAAGGGACACACCATGAGCAACACTGACATGGGGATGTATGAGGACCCTGCGGTCCTCAAGGCGATCCGCGAACACCTTGCCGAGCAGGCGCGCGAATCTCACCAGGACGACTGGTACGAAACCGACGAACGACACGAAGATGAGGGGAACTAGCATGGATGTGTATCGAGATGATGAAGCGTGCGAGGCTGCGGTCAAGGGCTGGGACAATGGCGAAGGACCCCTGGACGTGGTTTCGGACGAGTTCGCAGAGTTCGCTGCCGAAGAGTGCGAGTACGACGATCCCACCGTGAAGGACTTCACCGTTTCCGGGCAGGCGTTCACTGGGCGGGTACTGGGTTTCGGGTCCTCCCGCCACCGGAACGGAACCCACAATGGACACATGCCGGGTACGGTGCTGCCGCGTGGCCAGACGTGCTCCGCGTGCCGTTGGGCCGACGTGGCGATCATGGGCGTGAACACTGACGACAACGTTCCGATGTTCCTCGTACTGACCATCGGCAAGTCCACGATCCCGGGCGAAGACCAGCGGGTGTCGACCACGTGGACGCCGGATGCGCTCGAAGTACTCAAGTCGCTGTATGTCAAGAGCAAGAACGGGCACCCGCCGAAGATCCCGCTCCCGAACGCCACCGCGTTCCGCGCCGCCGCCGCCGTGGACAAGTTGCTTGACCGCGTGCTCGAACGGTTCGAAGACATCGTGCCGTTGGTGCCCGAAGATGACATCTTCGCGTGACACCGGCCCCGTGTTGCACCATCGGGCGCACCATGGTAGGTTTGACAAGTCTCTCCAGTGCTTTCGGGCAAGGGAACGCAGCGAACAGCCGCTTACCAGGTTCGCTGTGAGGGAGCAGTCTTAGAGGGGTGGGACTGCTCCCGACACAACACCCCACGATCACGATCAAAGACGGAAGGACACATCATGTACGACTTTGAAGCGGAACCTACCAAGCGTGACCAGCTCGTGCGCGGGTTGCAAAGCGCTGCCGCTTTCCTGCACTACGCAGTAGACCTCCCGTTGAACGTCGGACGGTTCGACATCACGTATTGCGTGATCAACGATGACCAGGGAGCGGCCCGAGCTGAGTTCGAAGACCTGACCGCGATGCTTCGCGCCGAGGTCGAGGGGGATGCTACCGCGTGGTTCGTGGAGACTGACGACGTTGAGCATGAGGGTACGGTGCAGCACTCGACGCGCCTCGTGTTCCGGGGTACCCCGGTTGCCTACCAAGTGCTGTGGATCGAGAAGACGGGAGACACCGAAGATGAAGACTAAGCGATACGAGTACCTGGTGAGCTACAGCTTCCAGGGAGGCAACGGACGAAGTTTCATCACGTGGCCGAACCCACTGAACAGCGCTGAGCGCGTTATCGAAGTCGAAAAGATGCTGATGGAAAACGAGGGACGGGAACACCTCCCGCGTCTGATCGCCAACAACATCGTCCTGTTGCGGAAGTGGTCAGAGTGAGTGACGGGCCGAAGAGTTTCGAGTACTACATGCGCAGGGCCGATGAGGCGTTGCAGGCTGCCAGCAAGGAGGCGAAAAACGGATACAACGAGTCCGCTGCGTCTTACCTCAAGGTGGCCGAACTGTACACCGAGCAGGCCAAGTTGATGAAGGGACCGGTGATGTACTGATGAGTGACGAACTGAAAGACTTCCATTACTACGCGGACAAGGCCGAAGCGTGGCTAGAAACCACGTGGAAAGAGTCACCAGGCAACGACATCGGGCATTCCATTGATAAAGCCACGGTGTACGCAGAACTGGCGAAGGCCGCGCCGAAGACTGAACCTGAACCTGTGCTGCCCTGCAATGTCGGGCTGCATGGATACCTTGACGGCCGATACGACGGGACCTCGCGACCGTGCATCTTCGTGAAGGGTCACGCTGGAGAGCATCGGACTGGTGACGGAGTGTTCTTCACGGGACTTGACAACGCTGACTTTCCCGGGCCGGGAGGCAAGTAGATGACCGACGACAAACCGAAGCTCAACGGCTGCGCTATCGGCGTAGTGCTCCTCCTCATTCCGACCGTACTCGCGTTCGGGACGTTGCTGTTCTGGATTCTCCTCGAATTCGGCCAGTGGATCGGAAGGCAGTAGTGTCCACAGAAATCAGGTGCGACGGCTGCGGGTGCAAGCTCGGCAACGACAGGCATCCGAACTACTGGAAGTGCGCCATCGAAGGTGACACGATCCGGAAGTTTGACGGGAGTATCGCCGAGGGAACAGGGTTGACCGCACAGGGAAACCGGCAGTACAAGATCCATCTCGACAGCGCAGACCTGTGCATCCCGTGCATGTCGAAGACACAAGAGGAGACGACGTGAGCGAAACCAAGGAACTCATGACACCGAGTGAGGTCGGGAAGGCGTTGAAAGTTGACGCGAAAACTGTCACGCGATGGGTGACTCTGGGCAGGCTCCGGGGAATCAAGACTCCGGGTGGCCAGATTCGTCTGTATGCCGAGGATATCCGCGCGATCGTCAACGGGGAAACGCTGTGATCCTCTCGGTATCGGAATGCGGAAGCCCCGCATGGTCAGATGTGGCAATGGTTGCGGTGTTCCTGTTCTTCGTAACAGCGCCGTTCATCGTCATGTTGTGGATCGGTATGCGAGACTAGATAACGTGTCAGACCCGCTGTCGATGGGGCAGCGGGTCTTTCGCTATGCTGGGTAGACCGCACCAACCTTCGCAAGGAATCCGCCGTGTTTTGGTATGCCCTTTTTGTCCTCGGTTACGTACTTGCCAGCATCGGCGCTGGTGTTATCCTCTTTCACTCCGTTACCACCATCATGAGCACTTCGCACGCCTCCACGCACCGCAACACCGATGAGGACGAGATCTGGGCGACGCTCCTCGTGACAGTCGGCATTGCCGCGCTGTGGCCGGTGACGTTCCCGCTGTACCTCGCTAGCCGCGCCGCTGCCAATGCGGTAAGCTAGAGACACGTACACGGGAGCCCTTCGGGGCTCCCGTTTCAAGACAGAGAGAATCCCCGCGAGGTAGCCGCCTCCGGGGGTTGGACGAACAACAGATCGGAAGTGTTCGACATGATCAATGATACACGATGCCCCGTTGAAGGATGCGACAGGCACAAGGTGGGAACCCAGTGGTGCAATATGCACTATCAACGCTGGTTGCGCCACAAGGATCTCAATTACGATCAAACTGTCAAGGTGATTCGATTCTGGGCTAAGGTTCGGAAAGGTGACGGCTGCTGGGAGTGGCTAGGGAACAAAACGGCCGCTGGTTACGGGCAGATCGTGCAAGAGCGTAAGCGGGTGTACGCACACCGTTTTTCCTACGTAATCGAGCACGGAGAAATTGACAACTCTCTCGTGATCGACCACTTGTGTAAGAACCCCAGCTGTGTTCGGCCCTCGCACCTTGAACTGGTAACACAAAAGTTGAACGCACTGCGCGGCGATGGTCCTACGGCTGTCAACGCACGAAAAACGCACTGCAAGCGGGATCACCCGTTGAGCGGTGATAACCTCGTAATCAACACGCAAGGATCACGACAGTGTCGCAAGTGCAATAAGCTGCGCAGTGAACGACGGAGGACGAAAGATGCTTGATGGAATCAACCTGCACCTCGTCCAAGACATGGACGACGTAAACGCGTGTCTCGACTGGCTCAGTGGTTTGAATACGGATCGTATTGGGCTGGACACTGAAACCACGGGCCTAGACAAACTGCGCGATAACGTACGACTCGTACAATTCGGGGACCGGTATGACGGCTGGGCTATTCCTCTGGAAAAGTGGCGCGGGCTGATCGAGGAGATCATTACCCGCTGGTCACGACATGGGCGTTTTGTTGCGCATAATGCTAAATACGATGTCGCCATGCTGCGCCGCCACGATATCCACGTGCCTGTGCACTTGGTAGACGACTCTATGGTGGCAGCACACATCATTGACCCCTCGGTTTCGATCGGGCTCAAGCAGCAGTGCGCGAAGCATATTGACCCCAGGGCCGCCGCAATGCAGTCTCAATTGGACGAGATTTTCCACTCTGGGGGTTATGACTGGTCTAGCATTCCGATTACCGAAACGGGGCCATGTGCTACGTTTTGGGTATACGCTGCGCTAGACCCAATCCTCGCTATTCGCCTATGGGACCTGCACTGGCCCATTGTGTCGCAACAGGCACCAAAAGCCTACGATCTGGAAATGGCAACCCTTTGGCTCTCAGATCGAATGGAGGCCAAGGGCGTAGCCTGCGACCGCGAGTACACCCAGGCGAAGCGTACCGAGCTAGACGCACTGCACGTCGACCTCACGAAGCGCGGCTTCGATGAGTTCGGCATTGATCTCGGCTCGGCTACGCAGGTGACCGACCTCTTCATTGCGGACGGCGTGAAGCTGTGGAAGCGGACGGACGGCGGCGCGTGGTCGCTAGACAAGTTCGCGCTTGAGGGCATCGACCACCCGTTGGCAGCGCTCTTGCAGCAACGCAAGCAGGCCGAAAAGATCAACTCGACGTACCTTAAGAGGTTTTTGGAGTATTCATCATTCGATGGGAGGATTCATACATCCATCAACACACTTGGGTACAAAGAGCAGTCCGCAGGCGCGTTTGGGGTGAAAACTGCCCGTATGAGCAGTTCATCCCCGAACCTGCAACAGCTCACGCGAGTGGACGAGTCGGACCCGCTGAGCATGATCGCGCGGAACTGCATCGTGTCATCACCTGATAGCACATTCGTGATGTTCGACTTTGACCAGATCGAGTTGCGCGTCATGACGCACTTCTCGAAAGACCCCGGTCTGTATGAGGCGTTCCTCTCGGATGAGGACTTCTTCGTGTCGCTTACCAAGAAGATCTACCAGGACGAGACGATCACGAAGAAAAGCCCACAGCGTAACCTTACGAAGAGTTACACCTACGCAACGCTGTACGGTGCAGGCAATGACAAGCTGGCTACGACCACGAAGCGACCGCTCGCCGAGATCGAGAAGCTTGCCGCTGACTTCAACGGCACGTATGCGGGTGTGCCCGCACATCAGCAGACGATTCAGCGTCTCGCTTCGCAACGGTACCGCGAGGAGGGGGTGGGGTACGTGAAGTCTCCGCTCACTGGGCGTAGGTTCCAACAGCACAACTCGAACCTGTTCTACCAGCTCGTGAACCACCAGATTCAAGGCGTCGCTGCGGAGATCATGAAGATGAAACTCCTCGAACTCGACGCGGCCGGTCTGGGTGATTACCTAGCCCTCGTGGTGCACGATGAGGCCATAGCCGACGTGCCGGACGATCAGGTACCAGACGCTATCGCGACCATGCAAGACGTTATGAACGACGACACTCTGTTGAGCCTTCCGCTTACTGCGGGCGGGGCAACAGCTAAGAGATGGGCGGAGAAGATCGAACTGTGAGTAACGAATACGTGATTATTGGTATCGACCCCGGTCTCATGACCGGATTGTTTGCTTACTACAACACGGTGCGCCTGGGCACCACTAGCCCAGTTGACCATTGGAATTGGCCTGAGCAATTTTCTGCGGATATTGCGCCGTTCAAGCTGTCGGAATATCTGAACGAGGCTGCGGAGATGTTCAGCAATGCCAGCGTCCATATCGCTATTGAACGCTACATCATCACGCCCAAAACCGCGAAGCTCTCACAGCAAACCGAAGCGCTTGAGGTCACCGGTACGGTGAAGGCTATCGCCGCGCTTCACGGCGTGAGCAACGTTCGCCAGTACGCGAAGGCAAACCTCAAGTTCGCCTCTGATGACATGCTCAAGGCTGTCGGGTGGTCGACCCCCGGAATGCGCCACGCCAACGACGCAGCCCGACAGGCGTTCGCGCTCCTCAAGGACGTGGACTATCCCCGCTGGTCAGAACTGGTGCGTGATGCTAAGATGGAACCTACGACGGAAGGATGAAGGATGAATGAGATCTATGCCGAGCTAGGCGAGGATGACAGGATCACCCTGTTTAGTCGCGATTTCAGCGGGAACCCGGACGAAACGCTCTGGAATGACTCATATCAGATCAAGATGATCCCCGGCAAGAAATGGGACCGCAAGGCGAAGCGTTGGACGCTCCCGAAGTCCTACGCCGCGTGCATCGTGCTGCGTGAGCTGTTCGGTGACCGGATCGTGGTCGAGCCCGTGCTTGCCACTTGGGCGCGTTCCGCCCGTGATCGCCGCGACCGGGTGCTGGAACTTCGCGAAGCGATGACCCCCGAGCCTGGATACCTGCCCGTCAACGACCACGACGAAAAACTGTACCCGTTCCAGATTCCGGGCGCTGACTTCATGGTTCTTGCCCGAAGTGCCCTACTTGGTGACGAAATGGGCAGCGGCAAGACTTTTCAGACGATCGCTGCTATCCGCCGCGTTGACATGATCCTTCCCGAGTACGGGGGAGGCGCGTACCCCGCACTCATCGTGTGCCCCAACTCCCTGAAACGGAACTGGGAACGCGAGATCAAGCGGTGGCTCCCCGAGGCGAACCCGTTCGTGATCCAAGGGAGCGCTGCAAAGCGACGCGTGCAGATCAACGAGGCCGCCGAAGCGGACAATGCCATCATCATCGTGAACATCGAAGCGATGAAGTTGCATTCTCGGCTGTCCTCCTACGGCTCGACTCGGCTCAAACGCTGCATGGAATGTGAGACGAAGACGCAGCCGGGCACGCCGGACTTGAAAGAGTCCGCCTGCGAGGTGCACGAGAAGGAACTCAACCGCATCCCGTTCAAGGTGTGCGTGCTCGATGAAGCACACAGAGTGAAGGACCCGAACGCCTTGCAGACACGCGCCATCTGGAACGTGTTTCACGGCCCCACGGTTGAGTACCGCTGGGCGCTCACGGGAACACCCGTGGCGAACCACCCCGGTGACCTATGGTCGATCATGCACGCGATCGCTCCTGAGACCTACCCCGCGAAGTCGGCCTTCATCGACCGTTACGCCAGGATCGAGTACAACCACTTCGGCGGCATGTCGATCGTCGGCCTCAAACCGGACACGAAAGAGGAGTTCTTCAAGATCCTTGACCCGCACTTCCGCCGCATGATCAAGGCCGACGTGCTCAAACAGTTGCCCGACAAGGTGTTCCTACGACGTGATGTCGAGATGAGTCCCAAGCAGGCGAAGGCGTACAAGGACATCGCGGAACAGCTCGTGACCGTGCTTGAGGACGGAACGGTCCTCGTAGCCAACGGGAACCTTGCCGGAGCTACCCGGTTGCTGCAATTCGCGTCCGCTTACTGCGAGGTCGACCAGGGGGAGACTCCCGAGGACCCCGCCACGTGGCTTGTGTCGCTTACCGACAGCCCGAAGTCCTCGAAGATCGATGAACTCATGTCGATCATCGAAGACGATCCGGGCAAGCCGATGGTGATCGCTGCGGAGCACCGACAGCTCATCGACCTTGCGGCGGCGCGCATGACCGACGCCGGTATCCCGTTCGCGCGGGTGACCGGCGGCGTGTCAGGGGACGAGCGGGACGCAGCGGTTCAGGCGTTCCAGGATGGGAAGATCGACTACATCTTGCTGACCTACAAGGCGGGCGGCGTCGGACTGAACCTCACGCGAGCTGACACCATGGTTCGGTTGCAACGAAGTTGGTCACTGATCGATAACAATCAGGGTGTCGACCGCATCCACCGCATCGGCTCCGAAGTGCACGACAAGGTGACCATCATCGACCTCGTGGCCGCTGGCACGATCGAGGAGACGCAGCTTGAGCGGCTGTACGACAAGGCCGAACGGCTTGAGGAGATCGTGCGGGACCGCGCTAAGCTCCTCGCGCTGGGCAAGACCACCGATGATCTGGACGCGGAAGCGGCCCGGATCGAAGCAACCGGATTGATGGGGGACTGATGCCACCGAGCATGAACTACTCTGACCCACGGGCAACGCCCGAGTACATCGCCAAAGAGAAGAAACGCAAGCGCATCGCGAACCTCAGAACGTTCGTGGAACGCTGGGCACCGAGGTACGAGGCCGAAGTGAAGGAGGAGAGGGAACGTGCGAAGATTCAGCCAGAGTGAGTTTAAGACGTTCGCCTGTGCTCGCAGGTGGTGGTTGAGTGACTACAGACGCTTGTCGCCGGTCGCGCTCAACCCTTCGGGGCCGCTCCGGTCCGGCAGTCGCGTGCACACCGGATTGGAGGCGTTCTACGGGCCGAACCCTGAGGCGTACCTTGATGTACTCAAGGCCGCCCAGGATGCCGACTGGCAGGCGTATCTGGAGAACTGCGCCGAACTGGGTGTGTATCCCGATGTGGAGGTGTCCAAAGCCTTTGACAAGGACTGTGAACTCGAACGCGCGATGCTGGAAGGCTACGCCGATTGGGTTGCCGAGTCCGGCGTCGATGCCGGTATCGAGTTCACCGCGATTGAGGAGATCGTGTCGGTTCGCGGTTCGGAGTTCGCGCCTGAGATCGTGGAGCGGTTCGGTGAGTTCGAAGTCGTCGGCAAGTTGGACGCTCGCGTGCTTCGGCTGATGGACGGCGCGCGGAAGTTCGTTGACCACAAGACGGCAGCTAGCCTCACCTCCGCGCTGAGTACGTTGCACATGAACCCGCAGATGCTCCACTACGCGTGGCTGGAACGCATGACGCAACCGGCTGGCACGTGGAGCGACGGCGCGTTGTACAACGTCCTTAAAAAGGTCAAGCGCGGCAAGCAGGCGAAACCGCCGTTCTATGACCGGTTCGAGGTAAACCACAACGACGACCAGATCGCCTCGTACGAACTGCACATGAAGCGGAAGATCACGAAGATTTTCGAACTTGAGGCGTTGCTCAAAGACGCCACGGTCGAAGAGCAGGCGCACATCGCTGAGCCGAGCCCTGACGACACCTGTTCTTGGCGGTGCCAGTTCTTCACGCTGTGCCCAATGTTCGATGACGGGTCACGAGCTGAGGACATGGTGCGGGAGGAGTTCAGCGAGCGTGACCCGCTTGCCCGCTACGCCGCATGATATAATTCAGACCTAGGACAAAGGGAAAGGATGCAATGACACAAGACAGAAACCCGCGACACAACGCGACATTTCTCGTCTACGCCGAAACTAAGCGCGGCAAGTCGACGCTTGGGGCGAGCTGCCCCGGGCCGGTGCTCGCGCTCGACGCGGAGGGGAGCTGGAACGCGTTCGAGGGGCGTAAGAACCCCAACAACCCGAACCAGCCCTACCGCGTCGTGTGGTGGGACCCCAAGGAAGCGCCACCGAAGGCGGACGGGACTTGGGACATCTGCGTGGTCGACGTGCTCCGATGGGAAACCGTCGAGCAGGTCATCGGGTGGACTATCCAGCCTGACCACCCGTTCCAGTCGATCGTTGTCGACTCGGTGACGCAACTCCAGAAACGCTGCAAAGAAGCGCTGCCCGGTTTCCAGTCCGGGAACCAGCAGTATTCGGACTGGGGTCAGCTCCTGACCCGCATGTCCGAGAAGGTGCAGCGGTTCCGTGACATGGTGAAGGACGTGCGCAACCCGTTCCGGGTCGCGGTGTTCACTGCCGAAGGTGACCTTCGGTCGGACGGCAAGTACGTACCGAACATGGAGGGCGCGCTTCGAAAGGGCATCGCCTACTGGATGAACACCACGGCTTGCCTCACGGTCAAGCAGGTCCCGAACGCGGATGGCATCATTGCCGCTGACAGCCCGTTGGTTCGCTCGCTCATGGTGAAGCCGAACCCGAACTACATCACCGGTTCGCACTTCGAAGACCGGTTCGAGAACAACACCGTTGAAAACCCCAACATCACGAAGATGATGGGCCAAATCTTCCCCGGCTTCGTGCCGGAGTAAGGAACACAGAACATGACTACTGTCCCGTGGGATGTCCTGGTCGCTAAGGCGAAGGAGAACGGACACACTGAGGTCGCCCCCGTGGGTGTCTACCAGTGCCGGATCGAGTCGGCCGAAGCCGGGGAGAACCAGAACGGCAACGCTTTCATCGAGACTCGACTCAAGATCACCGAAGGCGAGCACGCCGGTAAGCGTCCGACGACGTTCTACCACAAGATCTACCAGACCGAAAAGACGGTCAACATCTTCATGCAGAACATGAAGGCGTTCGGCATCACGGACGAAACCGTCTTGCAGCAGCGGCCCACCCTTGACCAGGTCGCGCGTGCGATCATCGGAAAGACCGTGACAGCCAAGACCAAGGTTGCCACGGACAACCGAAAGAACAACGAAGTGAAGATGGATCGCGAGGGTAACCCGCAGGTCGAGGTGAGCTGGTCTTTCAGCGCCCCGCGCGATGGCGCTATCGCCGTCACCGAGTTCCCGCCGGTCGGCGGTGGCGCTCCCGCCCTGGCCAACGGCGGCACGATCGACGCCGGTTTCTAGAACATCCAAGGGGCTCCCGTTCAGGGAGCCCCTTTCACTCTTTGGAGGTATCATCATGTACGTGGCAACGAACCGACAGAAACCAACGAAGAACGCCTTCTCTGAACGAGCGGAGATGCAGCGGAAAGCGGAGGAGGCCAAGGCCAAGCCCGTGAAGGCCGCGACGCCTACGCCGGTAGCATCGCCAAAGCCCGACCTTGAGGCGATGAAGGCCGCCGCTGCGAAAGCTGCCGCTCTCGTCCACGCGGCTGCGCCTGTCGAAGCTGAGCCGTTGACGCTCGACACTCTGATCGAGGAGACGAGCAACGCCGGACCGGGCCATGACGTGGAGGTCGAGCAGCCGGAGCCCAAGCGCGGACGCAAGCCGTCCGGCGCCGTGAAGGAACGCAGCAACGCTATCTTGCGGTACCTCGGGGAGAACCCCGGTGGCCTGTCCAAGCCGCAGTTGGCAGAAAAGCTCGGGGAGAAAGAGGCGAACGTGTACACCTCTTTGAGTAAGCTCCAGGCTGCTGGCAAGGTTCGCAACGTCAAGACGGAAACCGGCGGTTACCGCTGGCTCCTGGTCTGACCTGCGGAAACGTTCAGGGATACCCCCGGTGTTGACAGCATCGGGGATACCTGTTAGGCTTAGGACATCAGAAAGAACAAGGACCAACGACGGAAGGAACCTCCTTTGAGCGATTCAGGTGACTGGGACGATCTCGACTGGACGAACGGTCAGACGCTCCCCAACCCGAAGTAAGATCAAGTCCGGACTTCGGTTCGGCACATAGCGGGTTAGAGGAGTTCGGCTGTCCTCGCTGGCCTCATAAGCCAGAGATCGCGTGTTCAAATCACGCACCCGCCACGAGGCTCGCGCCGCAGTCAGTACACCGGGGATAGTCCCCGGTCACTAGCTGGTGAGCCTTGCGTGTACAGGGGCTCGGAAGTAGTGAGCCGAGCCCCATCTAAACATCGAAAGCGGGTCCTCTCTTGAGGGCCCGCTTTCTTTCGTGCTATGGTGGGAGTCCCCCAAGATGAAGGACTCATGATGAACGATTTCACGTCAACACCAGCAGGCGCACTCATGAGCGCGTGCGCGCTCGGCGCGCTCATGCTCGCGCTCATCCTCTGGCGCACCTCTCAGGGCGCGCGCGAGCGCGCACGGGAACGCGCGCGCATTTGGGGAGAGATCAAGCGCCCCGACATGGAAGCGCGCGCGCAACGCAAGGCCGATGCGCGCGCATCAGGCGCGCGCGCAGACGCGCGTCTGCGCATCACGCTCATGAGCGCGGTCGCGCTCGTCGCGCTCGCGGCCACCAACTTGAGCGCGCACGCCACGATCACTGCTATCCAGCACATTGGGCTCACCTCCGTTGATGCGGCTATCTCCGCTGTGATCGTCTTCGAGGCGTGGCTTGCGATCCTTGGTGCGCTGTCCTTGCGGCACATGACCAGGGGCGAAGGCTTCAACCGATACGAAGCCGGTGTGTGGACCATGGCGAGCCTCATGGGCGTGATCGCGTGGTGGGGTGGAGGTAGCCCTATCTTCGCGCTGTGGCCGCTCCTCGCCGCCGTTGCTTGGCACGTGGTCATCACCTTCGGCAGGCCGCACAAGCAGTCCGCTCTGGTCACCTGGTGGCGTATGAAGCGTGGCAAGGCTACGTCGCAGGACGCGAGCGCGGTGCTTACCGAACGGCTCATCACCCAGATTGTGAACCACGCCTACGCCTCCAACGTCGGTGCGCGCGCACTGCGCTCACTGCACGCGCGCGCATACGATCGCGCGTGGGCGCGCGCGGATGCGCTCGGCATCCTCACCCCGGAAGTGCGCGCGCGCATTCAGACGCGCATCGCCGCGCGCTATGCCGGTGCGCGCGCGCTCGCTCCCGAAGCGGTCGCGCACATGAACCCTTGGAACGAGCGCGCGTCGATGAGCGCGCGCACGCACAACGCGCGCGCGGTGCGCCAGGTGAGCGCGCCCCCCGCGCGCGCACTCGAAACGAGCGCGCATGTTCCCGACGATGCGCGCGCGCTCACTGAGGACGCGCGCTCATCGGAAGACACGCGCTCATCGGAAGACACGCGCGCGCATGTTCCTGTCGTGAGCGCGCACGGCGTGTCCGACCTGATCGACGCGATCACCGCGTACAGTGACGCTCCCGAGCAGATCAAAGAATGGATGCGGACGTTCGTGCAGACGAACGGCAAGCTTCCCAACCGCAACGAGGTCGCTACGGCAGCTCAGCGATCCCCCGGCCACGTCGCCCGTTGGATCACCCCGGTGCGCAAGGCGCTCGGGTACTAGCGGCACAGCACCCGGCACACCATTGGGGGAGGTGTGCCGGGACCGTGCCAGCGGCACACCCACTGGCACACCACTAAACCACGGTTGACCTGCGGAAACACTGTTTTGGCACACCGGCACGGTGTGCCGAGAGCACCGCTCTCTAAGCGTTTCCGCAGGTCACCGCGACCACGAGGGCATCCCACCTGGTGTGCCGTGCCGGGCAGGTGTATAATTTAATGCAGACCTAAGACACAGACGAAAGGATGCACTGATGGAAGTTATGGCAGCTGTAGACGCCACCAACAACCCCGCTACCGGCCCGATCGCCGTGGTGCTGTTCATCGCCGCGCACATCATCAACTACAAGTGGGGCCGGGGCACGAAGGCGGCGTACGTGGCTCTCGGGCTTGGTATCTTCGCCTCGTTCCTCATCTACGCATCCACGTGGTCAACGTGGATCGCAGACCGATTCACCAGCCTGTTGGGCAACTTCGGTGCTGTGCCCGCTCACGCCGTTATGGGTGTTATCTGCGTGCTCGCCATCGTGGCGACCGTGGCGGACATCTGGAGCGATCCCGACTACAACAACGCCGCTATCTGGGCGCTCCTGATCGGCCCCATCGCTGCGCACGGCGCGGACGGGTGGGTTTTCGGGCTCGCTCAAGTACTGTACGGCGGCCTGACGGTCATTGTGCAGGGTCTCGTTGCTGAGGCTCTTGGCGGATTCTGATGAGCGCCGAAGAGAACAACGAGCGCGCATACGCGCGCATGGCGCGCACCTCGTGGGGTTACACCCTGCGGGGTGCGCGCGCGCTCGCCGAAGATGCGCGCGCATGGACGCGCGCGGAAGGCATCGAGGCGCACATCAAGGAGCGCGATGCGCGCGCGCTCAGCGCTCAGCATCAACGAGCGATGCGCGCGCACGCGCGCATGTCGAAGAACAGGCGCGCGCACAGCGCGCCTCCCGCGCGCGCGAACGCGCTCACCGACATTGAGGTGAGCACGCGCGCATTCGGAACGCGCGCGCTCCGATGCGCGCTCACGCTCGCTGTCCCTGCGAGCGCGCTCATCGTTCCCCCGTGGATGCTCATCGAAGGCAACCCCGGTGCGCTCCTCGCATGGCCTGCTGCGTACGGATACCTGGCGTGGCTGGGCTGGACGCACCGCGACGACGCGGAGCCGGTGCAGTCGGTGACCACGCTCGCCCCCGTCGAAGAGAAGACGCGCCTGTTCTCCCGGAAACACGCTGAGGCGGGTCTCAAGCCCAACAGGCACGAATCCGCGATCATCGATCGGGTGCACACCTGGGAGGCCAACGCCGCCGATCGCAAGCTGCACGAGGTGTTCCCCGGTGCTCCGGTCATCGATGAGTCCGGCATCTTGATCCCCATGGAGTTCGCGGGACTGTGGACGCCAGCAAAGCTGGACACCCAGGTCGATCAACTGCGAGCACTGCTCGCGGTTCCTGATGAGGTCAAGACGCAAGTCAAGCCGGGCGGTACCGCAGACCGGGCTGTCCTTCGCATCCGCACTCGCGTGCGGGACCTTGACCTCACCTGGTCACCGGAACGAAAGGGACTGGGACTCAACGCGGACACGGGCGAAGTCGTCAGTGTCGACGTGACCGACCGGCTCAGTGTCGCGGGCATGTCCGGTGCTGGCAAGTCGGTGGCGTTGCGTGTGCTCATGGCGGAAGCGCTCGCGCTCCCGAACACCATGATCGTCATCATCGACCTGAAAGTGGAAGGCGCGCTGTGGTCACACGTGGCTCGCGTCGAATCCGAGGCGGAAGGTATTCAGTCGGTCATTGATGACCTGGTTACCGAGATGAAAGAGCGTGAGGCGATCATGCGGACCGAAAGCCTCGATACATGGGAACCCACACCTGAGCGTCCGCGTATCGTCGTCGTCGTTGACGAGGGTGCGGAGCTGATGTCGGAGGTTCCCGACGCCGTGACCGGCCTGCGTTCGATCGCTCGACGTGCGAGGTCAGCGGAAATTCCGCTCTGGTGGGCTACGCAGAAGCCCACGGTGACCGGCCCCGGTAAGGGTCTCGACTCCGCTATCTCGGCTCAGCTGACCTCGCAGGTGTGCATGGCGGTATCGTCCCCTACCGAGGCTCGCAACGTGCTTGGCGAAGACGCTACCGCGAAAGGATGGCACGCGGAAGACCTGCCCAAGGGCGGATGGTCACTGGTCCGCGTGCAGGGTGAGGACCGCACACCGGACCCCACTCGCGTGTGGCACATGACGAAAGAGCATGTAAAGGCACTTGAGCCGCGTTCGCCGTGGCGTCGGGCGAAGACGCTCGCCCCTGTGGTCGACGTTAAGGACGCGCTTATGGTCGCGCTTGAGCTGTCCGAAGGGCTGAACGGCGTGTCAACGGCCCGGCTCGCTATTGCGCTCGGCGTCGCTGACACTGAGGTGCACGTGCGTATGCGCGTGCACGGCGTTGAGGTTGAGCCGAACGCCTTTGCGATGGGCAACGGTGAGAAGGCGCGCGGATACCGCAGAGATAAGCTTGAAGCAGCGTTCAACAGGAGGAATGACCGATGAGACTCGAATGGCAGAAAGATCCGAACAGCGCGAACCGATACGAAGCTGACAGCTTCGAGTATCGGTACGTCATGCTCGTTCCCAAGCGCGGGCGCGTGCATGTGCGTGTGTACCACTTCGATGACCACGGCCTTGCCAAGCCCATCGATGAACGCGCCTGCGTGTCGCGTCACCGAGCTGAGCGCTTGGCGCAACGGTTCGAGGACAGCGGGAAGTCGCGTCGACTCCGATGAACTGGTATCGGTTCAAAGTTGAACTATCGGCGTGGGCGGGCGGTTCGGTGCTGTGCACGCTCACCACGGTAATCGGACTGGCGGTAGCCGTGAAACTGTCGAACGACACTATCGACATGGTGCATTGGACTCCGCGAGAGCAGTTCATGCACGAGCACCCATGGGTATTCCCCACTGTGCTCCTGGTGCTAGCTGCGGCCATGTGGGTATCAGGACTTCGTGCGCTGCACCTGTTGCGGTCCGATAAGCGCTACGGGGGAAGATAGAGGCGAACAACTTGACACAACACGGTGACAAACTGTCAGGGGCCCCTAGCGCAAGCAAGGGGCCCCGGCCCGACTGGCGAAACAACGCGGCGTGTCGTGGGTATGCGGCACGCATCGACCCATGGGACGCAGATCCTAGTGACGGGGTTGTCAGCCCTACGGCAGCCGCATTCTGTAAACAGTGCCCGGTACGGCGTGAGTGCCTGCTCGCAGGATTGGACAGCGACCAGATGAACGGCGGCTTCGCCTATGGCGTATGGGGTGGACTGGCACCCAAGCAGCGGCGCGCGATGATTCGCCTTCGGTACCGCGTCGCGTGCCCGGTCTGCAAGGGGAGCCTCGTCATCACGGCCGAAGATGAAGAATGGCAGGTATGCGCGAGCTGTGCCGTCACGTGGCGTTGCCGCAAACGTCAGACACTTACGGACGATGAACCGCTACCCAGTTGACAGGGACATCGGTCCATGAACCGTTGGTTGCCTGTGACTGGTACACGAACATGGTGAATCCGGTCGTTGTAACGCTGATGGCTCGTGATTCCCAGCGGGCTGTAGGACCAGCACCGGAGTCGATGTTGGTTACGACCTTCGGAATGTCGGGGAACGTGAAGCCAAAGCTCACCGCTGCGGTAGCGGTGTTCTGTGTGACAAAGGTGATTGACACCGCTCCGGTGCGTGTCCAGTTGGTCAGGTTCGTGATGTTCGTCTGGTTGGTAGTGATCCGTGCGTCAAGATCAGCGATCAACGATGCTTGGTTCACCACCGTGGTGTTCAACGCGGCCAGGGCAGCGTCCACCTGGATAGCCAAGATTGGCAGCGTGGATGTCGGACCACCAGTGAGTGTAGTCCCCGGCAGGGACGTAGGCGACTCGTAGTCGAATCCGTAGTTGCTCGTGTTCGGCATCGGTATCCCCTAGTTGAACGTCGACACGAAGTAGGTGTGTTGAATGCGGATGATGTCGTTCGTGTTGACCAGCGAGTCAGAGTGCATATCCGTGATCGTGATAATCCCTGTGGTATTGATATCCAGCATGCCCGAGGTCAAGGTGATCCTAGCGACGCATTGGCACCGCTGATCAGGGCGCGCATCAGTGGTGCTGATCGTGCAAATCGTGGTATCGGCAATGCCGCCCTGGCTGTTGGCCGCAAAGGCACCGCCTGTGCGCTCCAGGTTGATGAGGATCGAAACGAGCGGTCCCCATCTACGATAGAGGTTAGTAGTCACCGAGTAGCCGCTACCAGCGGTAACACCCAGCGCAATCCAACCGGTATCGCTCGGTGACACGGCTTGCAGTGCAGCGATGTCACCTTCGGCCGAAGCAAGACGTGCGTCGATGCCAGCAAGCGCAGTCTCAACTTGTTCAGCAAGAATCGGTGACGAGCCGTCCGAGTCACCCGTCAGGGTGATTCCCGGTTTCGTCAGCGGGGTTTCGTACTCGAAACCGTACGTCGGTGTCATAGGCATTAGAGAACCCCCACGTGGATGATGGCAGATTGACGGGTGGCGATCGTGATCGGAGATGACACGTCGAAGGGGACCGACGCACGGTCAATGATGTGCGTCTCCCGCGTGCCATCGTTGTACACCACTCGGATCACATCGTACGGCCTCACTGCGGGGTTAGGTACCGCAGACAGGCCAACGTCGTACGGTGCGCCGAGCGTCTGCCTCAAGAGGTTTACTGCCGCGTTCTCCGCCTGCGATTGCGTGGTGATGAACGACGAAGAGTAGAAGCGCGGTATCCGCCCGAACGGACCACCAAAGAAGGTAGGGCTCGACTCCTGAGCGTTGACAGCCACCGCGCGAACCGGGGTGAGTTGGTCCGCACCTTCACCGGTGACAACGACCGCGTTGTAGACGCGTTCTCGCGACAGCGACCGGTTGGCCTCAACCATGACCCCGTCATGACCGGCGTTCACTGTCCAGATGATGTCTGTTTCAGAGGGAATGTCTTTGAAAACGAGACGCCCGATCTCATCCCAATAGAAGATTTTACCAAGCCCGTCAGCCAACGTCTTGATGATCTCTAGACGAGACTCCTCCGCGATCAACGAGCGTCCGAGTTGTGATTGATCGGAGTCGTCATCCCAGACGATCACCGCATCCGGGTACACCTCAAGAACAACCTCATCGATGATGTCGCCTACCAGCGTGCCAGTGAGCCACTGGCGCGGCGACATGAACCGGCTGTCGATGATCGTTGCCATGCGATCCTCAAGGTCCAACGACAGTGGGCCACGGGCTGCATCAGACTGGGTGGTGGCACTGATCCGGTAGTACCCGAGCGGTGCCCACAGCACACCAGCGGCACCGGTCTCGACTCCACGAGCGAGAAACACCTCACTGCCGTACGGCGCGAAGCCCAGGTCACGAGCGGTAGGCCAGTCCTGCACGACAGTCACGCCGCCTGTGGCTCGAATGTCGGCCGAAGCGTCGAATTCGACCCCGCCGCTGACGACACGAACCGCCAGGCCGGAAGGATCGCTTCCGGTCTGGTACCCCTCAACGAGCGTGGCGCGGAAACGCGCGGTATGGGATCCGGCGATAAGCTCTGCGAAGTCGGCAGCGGTGACCATTACGACTGCAATCCGTAGCAGCGATCGACGTTCACACGCGACTGTGTCCCTGAGGTGTTCCGGGCGAAGAGCTGCACCGAACGCACGGTGCCGGGCGTGATAGTCGTACCCCAACCGGGTACGTCGAACGTAGCGGTTGTACCACCCGAGCCGGACCCAGCCGTAACACCGTCAAGACGAAGCTGCCATTCCACGGTACCGGCCGTGACGCTCTGCTGTACGCCGACAGAGATGCGCGGATGCCAAATCGTGCTGAACCCGTGGAACACCTCCTGGTAGTTCACGTTAGTGAACGCAGGCCAGAATGGGCCACCGATGACAACAGACGTTCCAGAAGAGGGTGTCATAGGGATGTTCAGGTAAGGACGCGCTAGACCGGTCTGGCTTGCTCCATCCGTAGAGAACACTTCGTTGCCAGACTCGTCGTTGATGGCGAAGAACTGGCTACCTAGCGTCCCTTGAATTCTCCACGCGACAGTGCCGTCACGGTAGTGCGCGTACAGCGATTCGCCATTGAGAATGGTCAAAGCGCGCTGCTCGTCAATACCGCCGTAGAATAGTGCCCACGCGGGATCGCCGTCGAGTTCTTTCCCGAAGAAGGCAAGTGGGTATCCGTCTTCGGTGACGAACGTAAATAGTTTAGCAGTGACATTCAGATCGGCAACGAACTCACCGGGATTGGAGAGCTTCCCGAGAATCCACCAGGTACCCACACCCTTGGCGTTCTCAGGTGCCCACCCGAGCATACCGACGACATCACCCGGCCGGATCACGAGCGCGTTGATACCCTCTACGATCGGAACGTCGGTAATCGTGATGCCGCGCCATTCCAAGGTGTTGTGTAGCGTCTCATTATTCCAGGTGAGTACTTTCGCCTGACTGAACTGGACACCGCGCGAAGGCGCTGGCGTCAGCAACGCCGCCAGGTCGTTATTGGTCCTGTCGGTCACAGCACTTCCCCCCCGAACGAGCTCGCGCTACCCTCTTCTAGCCAAAGATCTTGCCAGGTCGGCCACGTGGCCCACACGTCTTCCCAGGTGCCGTCCGCTCCGATCATGTCCCAAAGCATTTGCCACGTGATGGTAGTGGGGATGACGCCGTTCAGGTCTACAGCGGCCACCCGCACGAAGCCGACGCTCCAACCCCTGATGTTCGTTCCCGGCAGTGAGTGCCGCTCCTCGTGCCCGTCCCACATCACGTACCCGTCAGGAATGCCGGAGTAATCGGTGGGGCAGTCCTCCTCAACGTCGCCCGGTGGTTGCAGGTACAGGATGCCCCCGTACGTCAGCAGTGAGCGCACACCGCGAAGCGTGGCGTCATCCTCCGTAGCGAACGTCAGCGTGAACGATCCGGATGATCCCACGTCGGCGATCGCCAGGATCTCGTGACGCCCTTTGATGTCGAAGAATCCCGCACGCGAGTCACGGCTGAGAGCATCCCAGTTCACGCAATCCAGTTCCCGGTTCAAGAGCGGGTACGTGATCGACTTGAGAAACGTCTCTAGCTGCGTCGGGGTGATTGCAGCCGTGGCACCGACAGTCGGCGGGATCGTATCGGCCGACATCGGCCCAAACCACTGCTCGAACGCGTCACCGCTGGCCTTGAAAGACCGCATGTTCACAGCGGTACCAGCAACGATAGAAGTATCGGTTACGAACACAGTCCAGTTGGAAGGCTCGCTGCCGCCTTCATGCCACGCCTTCGCCGCAAGACTGGTCCCCTGCACGCGAAAACGTACATGCCACGGGATGCCGGGGGTCCAGGTGCCGACCGTAGCGGTTCCCAATTGCGTGTACACGTCCGCGACGAACTTTCCGATACTCAGCTCAACCGCGAAGTCATCGGCTTCGGTGCGAAACCGCAGGTTCGATTCGTACATGTTGGCGAAGTCGGTAGACCTGAGCCCCGCGCCCCATTCGACCGATACGTCCATGGAATCATGTGAACCGGGGAAGATTGCGGACCAGGTGAGATCGCCGTCTCCTAGTCCGGGGATGGCATCGGTCAACTGCTCAACGATGTGTCCGTTCGGCTGCGTGCTCTGGACTACGCCAACGCCGTTGTTCACCCATACCGCGAAACCGCTGGAAGAGGTGCCTGTGTTCCAGGCTTGCCCGGTGTCTGCGGTACCCCAGTCGGTACCGGGTACCGGTGCGATCGTGATGATGGATGCACCTGCGTGTACCGTCCAGGTCTTGCCGGTTGAGTCAACGAAGTTGACGGTTCCGGGAGCCTGTGCAGAAAAATCAGGGTTCGCGACAACGGTTCCGCCGATACTGGAACGAAGCTGCGCCGCGTGCACCTGCCCTGTCAACAGGTTCTGTGTACCGTTGGTACTTGATCCAACCTCTAGCGGTGCCGTACCCGAAAATAGCGTAAGCGTGCCAGCCCCGGTTACTGGAGTTCCGAGCTGCACCCATCCGTTGTCCACACCGCCTACGGACGTATAGAAGGTAGCCGTGTGCCCACCGGCCCCATTGTCTACGTCAAGCGTGGCCCTAACGGCAAGTCGCCCCTGCGTGATAGGTACAGGTACGGTTGAGGTGAACAGGAACGCGTTAGATCCATCCGTGGAGTAGACGAGTCGGATCTTTCCTTCGGGGATGATGACCATTCGGTATGAGCGCTGATTGCCGGTAGTAACATACTTACCGAGTAGCGTACTGGTCATGCTGTGCCACGTCATCGTGGCATCAACGCGGATGTCAAGATCTCCTGTGAGGTCCAGTGAGGCAGCGTCCGGCGTGCTGGCATAGCTGGCCGCAGAGCCGGTCAGTTCGAGCGTGCCTCCACTTGGATATGCGCGGTTGAATGAGTCGTAGAAGACCGGCTCTAGCACGCGGTACAGGTTATCGGCGTTCGGCGTGTACTCGTAGTCGTCTACGGCAGTGACGCCTTGCGTGCCCATGCCGGACCCGCCGCGCACGTCAACCCACGTGGTGCCACCGTCAGTAGAGCGTTGGAGCTGGTACCTGACGTTCGGAGTCGGAGCACCGAGGGTAAGCCGGACACGTCCCAAGCTTGGCAAGTACTGTGCGGTCAACGTAGCCATTATGCGAGCCTTCCGGTACCCGCGCGAGCCCTGCGCAGTTGGTTGCGGTTCATCTCGTTCTGCTTCTCCACGACGATATCAGTGATCTCCCGATCGCCGATCTTCACTACGAAGTAATTGTCACCGCTGACACCGGTGGCGTTGATCGTGTCTCCGCCTCCACGCGCATCCTGGTTTCCTGCGCCCGCACGGCTCAATGCCGAAGCAAGCAAGCTGTCTACGCGCGGGTCACCGAGTGGAAGGATCGCCTCATTGAACCGGCCTTCGCCGACCATTGCCAGTGTCGGACCAGTGGCGAGTGCGCCAGAGGCGAGTAGCGGGATGTTCGGTGTCGAGACAGTGAAGCCGCCTACGCTGCCGAGCGGTCCGAGGTCGACCGAGGGGACTGAGAACGACAGGCTGTTCCATCCGCGAATGACAGAGTTGATAGCCGACTTAAACCCAGTCGCCAACGGCGAAAACATGTTGCTCAGCGCGCCGCTGATCTTGCCCGGGATGCCCTTGATGAAGCTGACGAAGCTGTCCCACCCTGATTTTATGCCGGACAGCGCAGCGGAAACGACGCTTTTGACCGTATTTATCCCGTTTTTCAGCGGCGTAAACACGGCAGAATTGAGGACCGACCAACCGACCTTGAATAGGTTGACGAGCGCCTGGAATCCGGCTACCATCTCTTGCGCTCTTTTGACGATTGTGTTGCGGATGAAATCCCAGATGATTTGCATCCCTTGCCCAGCGAGTTGGAATCGCTCGACAAGCCATTGGATCGCGCCACCGAGCAGTACGGTGAGTAGCTGCGCGAGCGCTTCGATATGTGGTACCACGTACGGCACGATGACCTGCTCAACGAGCCACAGCAGGATATCGCCGAGTACCTGGATGATCGGCCCGAGCACCGTTCCGACGATCTCAGCGACCACGCCGAGGAGTTCGTATAGCGGCGCTAGTGCTTCGATGATCGGACCTAGCGCCTCAAACAGGACAGTGAAGATCGGCGCTACTGCCTGTAGCACATCGCCTACTACTCCGAGCACGACGGCGAGCTGTGAACCCAGTGCTTCGGCTAGCACCTCGATTAGGGGCATAACGGACTCTAGCGCACCGACTAGGATATCTCCGAGCAAAGAGATAATTTTCGTCAATGGTGCGATAAGCGGCCTAATCGCCGTAGCCACGGCTCCAAGGATAGGCGCGAGGGCGGCAAGGACAGATCCGACCAATTCAGACAAAGGACCAAGCAGCGGCAATACAGCGTTGAGAATACTGGACAAACCACTGAAAATCGGAGGCAACGCAGGAGCGATGTTCGCTAGCACGGTACCGAAGGCGGACCCAACCTGGTTCAACGCCTCGAAAATCGAGATCAGCGCCGACTGCCCTTGTGCGGACGCCAGGAAATCGTCAAAGACCTGTAGTGCCTGCCCGAACACGCCGAGGATGTTGCCACCGGTAGCCTGCGCAGCGGCACCGATCGACCCGATGATGCCGATAATCGGGGAGAGGATGTCGCCGATCGCCTGGAACACGTCGAGAGCATCGCTGACCCAAGCCACGGCTTCGCCTGATGCCGCAGCCTGGTTCAGGAACTCCGCGAACTGCGTCACCACGGCCGCAATGCCTTGCCCTGCGGTCTCTCCGAACGCCGCATTAAGCGCGGTACCAACGTTCAGCAGCGCCCCGAACAGCGCCGCTAGAGGCTCCTGCATTTGGGCAAGGATCGTCGCCATGATGTCGAAACTCTGATTGACGAACTCGATACCCTGTGCCGAGGTTGCCACGCCCGCAAGTGCGGTAATGACGCCGTTCGCCTCAGAGGCGACTGCGGTCATACCTGTAGTCACCGGACCGAGCAGCGTTTCCGCAAGCGAGTTCAGAACATCATCGAAATCCCGGAAGAACGCGTCCTGTACGGTGTCGCGGAGTGTTTCAAGTTCCGGCATCATGTCCCGGATGGCCTGAGCGGCATCCTGCACCGCAGGTGCCATGTCCTCGATGGCTTCTTGGAACTCTTCGGCGCTGCCAGTGGCAGCAGCTTCGAAAGCGTCCCCCACACCGAGCGTCGCAACATTGAGCGTAGACATCCCCGCCGCGAGCACGCCGATACCGGACGGCAGTGCCGCGACGATACCGACAGCCGGTGCGAGCGCGGCGGCGAACTGTACCGCAGCCGCAGCACCAGAGGAGAGCGCGAGACTCAACGCAGCGAAGGCAGGTACCGGCAGCTTGATGTCGGCGATAGACGACAGCGTGTCACGCAGACCCGAACCGAACCCATCGCCGAAGTCTTGCCCCGACCGCGATCCAACGCGTCCCATGTCACGCGAGATCGACTTTTCAGCCCGTTCTACACCTTGCGTGAGTGAACGCTCAACGGTGCGGCTGGCGGACCGCGCGGCACGCTGTAGTTGCCGAGTGTCAAGCTCGGCAGTGATCTCGACAAACGCTTCATCGAGCGGACCAGCCATTACCGCACCTCAACCCCGTTAACCTGCGCTCACAGTGTACCGCCTATTTCCCGCGTTTCCTGCCGCTCACTCCCGGTGCAGTAAGCGTCGCCATGGCTGCTTTCGAATTGAACGTGTTCGTCTTGTCGTCGCCATACCACGCGGGTTTCGGTGCACGCTTGCGCTCCGGCTTGGCGTCCTTCGTCGCGGCGAGTGCCTTCGCAACGACCGGCTTCACTTTCTGCATGTTCCACTCCGCTACCTGTTCGGCTATCGCCGCATCGAACTTGTCTTTGTCCTCGGTTGAGGCGTTGCGCGTGGCGAAGTAGTACACCAGGTTCAGCCATCGATCCCAACGCATATCCTCATGGTCGATACCTCGGGAGGCGCACCAACCGTCGAAAACAGGCCAGACCTTCTCACTCAGAACAAGGTCCGTCAGTGCTAGGACTGCGGGGTAGGCTCTTTTCCCAGTGCTTCGCCGAAGATCCATTCGATGATTTCATTGAACGTCTGGATATCGATGGGTCCGTACTCGCCCCAAAATCGCCGTTCGAATCGGTTGAACGATTCCTCTTCGAAGACTTCCCTGAGTTCCTGCATGAGCACTTTTCCCGCGTTGCTGTCGGGGTCACCCATCGCCGCGTCCATCTTGCCCTTGAGGGACGACACGTTGAACATCTGACCTGCGGAAACGTTCGGCCGAAGGTAGAACACCTCTTCATCGATGTCGAAATCGATGCGGTCTTTGCGAGTGGTAAAGCTCTTACGAGTCATGATGTCACCTTTCTAGGAAAACTGCGTGAAGCCTTCCCGAAGTCCGTCAACCAGGAACGGGTTGGGCTCCATGTACCGAGTGCCTTGGTGCACGTAGTTGGCATACTCGACATCGGTACCGATCCGCTCAACAATAGCACCGTTTCGGATGTACTCCCGAATCTGAATGGAGTTCACCAGCAGTCCCGTATCGATGCGACGCGGATCGGAGTTGAGTCGGCGCTTAGCGGCTGCCTGCGTGGCGAGCGCGCGAGCGCGTAGGTTCATCACGACACCGGAAGTCGGAGAGGTCATCAGTACGCGGATGTTCCCGTAATTGGTTGAATGCCGAACCTTTGATGTCGCCATGACGCCCCTAACTGATATCGCAAGGGTATCCGCCGTTGGGCACACCGATCTGCACCGTGACCGCGGAGCCCTGGCAGCCTCCCATAGGCCCCACCATGATTTGAGGACCGATCGTGTACCGGTCGAACAGCTTCACCCCGTCAGTACGCGTGGAGCCCGCGCATAGGCAGCACATGAGTCCGGCCCGTACCGCCCACGCGTCCTCGATAGCCACGCGCGCCGCTGCGTCGACCTCAGAGCACGGGGGAGGGTTCCCCATGTCGTCACCGGTCGGTGAGCACCGGAGCATTGACACCGTGTACTGGAACACGAACAGCGGAGCACCGCACTTGCGCGTGCCTGCGTTCTCCGTCGCATCCCAGGGATTCGGGAACGTGCCCGACTCGTACGGCCTGTCAAGCGAGACAACGAGCTGCCCGCACTCGCAGTCGTCCCAGGCGATTTGCCCCGTCGTGATGCACACCCGACCGGGCAGGCCGGTGGTCGTGCCCTCAAGGTAGGGAACGATGCAGTCTCGCAGGTGTTCAGCAAGTTCGTAACCGGCGAACGGGTTCGCATTGGTGAATACCATCAGGCAGTCCCCACCCGTCGATGCTTCGGCCCGTCGATGTCGAAGATGTTCGCCATCCCGGTACCGGAGGGGTTGAATGTCTTGATGAACAGGTCAGGCCAGTACATGCCCGTCATGCCGCCCTTGAACGCCGTCTCTGAATCGAAGAACACCTTTTTGACGCCTTGCCGCGTCACCTCCTGCACGGTGCCGGATGGTAGGACGCAACCGGAGGCGTTCACGCACCGTTTCGCGATCTCCACCGCGAGCTGACCAGCTGCGAGCTTGCCGAGCTCGGGAACCTCCTGCCCGTAATCGGCGGTCACCGACCACGTACCTACCTCGGTGTCTTCGAGGTTCATATCGTTGCACCGCGGCCACTCCTCACCGTCGATGCGAACGAGGAGGTTGAAGTTGTCCACGCGATAAGCCGTGGAAGGCAGCACAACGCCGTCAACCTTGACCTCGGTAATCGAGGCTACCGGATATGGAAGGCGCACTTCGGAGATGTGCGAGCACGAGCAGTCGGAGAAGCATGATCCGCACGCGATGTTGATCCACGCGCCGCCGATGAGTGCGGGCTGCGGGAACGGCCACGATGAGCCGGTGAAGTCGTACCACCCGCCCGTCGTGGGAATCCACGGACCAGCGGGGAGGCAGTCTTTCCGGCACGGTCGCAGCTTCACCGAGCAGACGCCGAACTGGCGTTTCGTTCGGTTCCACAGGATTTCGGTGGCGATCATTGCCGCCGTGGCTTCAAGCTCCGGCGTCACCGATTCGGGGAAAGTAGCGCACGACAGATTCCACGCTTGGCACGAACCGAACGCTGCACCTCCAGCCGTTGCGGCTGTCGGGATAGGATTGATAACTGGCATGGGACCTCCTTACGGCGTGGCGAACTTTCCTGCGGCCACGAACACGGCTTGCGCGGTGTCGGAGAGGTTCGTGGCGGTGCGGGTGGCACAGATATACCCGAGGAACGCGGCGGCCCGCATGAGCGGGTTCGGTATGAACGTTCCGGCGCCGATAGAGTTGACGGCGTTGGCGA